ATGGCGCTAGAATTACAACTTATCAAACACCATTCAGGAATACTGATCCCGGCTACGCCCGAGACCAGGGATATCCTGCAATCAAAAACCCGGCTCGGCGATATTCTTGTTGCCGAGTTCAGGCGGTTACGAAACCCGGCATTTCACCGGCGCTTTTTCGCGCTTCTCAATCTCGGTTTTGAATACTGGGAACCAACCGGCGGGGCTATCTCTAGTAACGAGCGGAAGCTGATCTGCGGCTACGCCAAGTTCCTGGCATCTTACGGCGGGAATGAGGGTGCGCTGATTGATGCTGCTGAGCAGTACCTTGAGCAGGTTGCTTACCGGCGCCTCACAAATGGCATTAGTCTGTGCAAATCCTTTGATGCTTACCGCTCCTGGGTGATCGTCGAGGCAGGGCACTTTGATGCCATTCAGCTACCTGACGGAACACTTAAAAAGCATCCACGTAGCATCTCATTCGCCAACATGGACGAACTCGAGTTCCAGCAACTATATAAAGCCGCACTCGATGTCCTCTGGCGATGGGTCCTGTCCCGTTCATTCCGCAGGCGTGATGAGGCCGAAAATGTTGCCGCTCAGCTGCTTGGTTTTGCGGGGTGAGGGAATGAAATTTACCTGGTTCCATCACACCGACTGCAGCACCGAACAGGCCGACGAATTGGTTAAGCGTTACAAAGCGCGCGGCGTGCGAGTAGAGCGTAGCCTTAATCCGGATTACGTGACCTGGACTGTAAGTGCATTCTTGCCGACCTCAAATACACCAGCGCGCCCGGATAGTCGCTGGCGAAACCGGATGTGGGGGTGAACGTGAAGACATATCAAATCACTTTGCCCTGGCCGCCGAGCAATAACCGGTATTACCGGCACAACCGCGGGCGCACGCACATTAGCGCTGATGGTGTCGCGTACCGCTATGCCGTGGCCAGTATCATTCGAAGCGCCCGTCTTAATATCCGGACGGCCGCACCACTCAAAATCCGAATTGAATGTCACATGCCCGACCGTCGGCGCCGCGATCTGGATAACCTGCAAAAAGCTGCATTTGACGCTTTAACTAAGGCGGGGTTCTGGCTGGATGACTGCCAGGTTGTCGACTATCGCGTTGTGAAAAGGCCTGTCGTTAAAGGCGGAAAATTAGAACTCACCATCACTGAGCTGGAGACCGCATGAATCTTGAAAACACCCTTAAATATCACTTCGCAAAATCGACAATGATTAGCGACTCGCCGCGCGCTACGGCGTCAGACTCATTAACCGGAACGGATATCATGGCCGCTATGGGTATGACGCAGGAACGGGCAGCATTGGGTTATAGCGCCTTTCTCGGGAAGATGGGTATCAGCAACAATGACCGGGAGAGGGCGATCGAGTTACTGGCCCAGTACGCGCTGACCAAATGCGATCGGGTTGCTGCGCTGCGCAAACTGGACGCCGGGCTTAAGCCACTGGTAATGCATCAGCTGGCCAGTTTCGCGTTCGAGGACTATTCCCGCAGCGCCGCCAGCGTGAAGCAGTGCGATGGCTGCAATGGGGAAGGGTTTGTTGATGCGGAGGTTTTCAGCACGAAGTCTCACACTCCGGCAAAAGAGAAGAAGTTCGTGAAGATGTCTTTGTTCATGGGCGTCGAAGATGTTCGACCTTCTGAGTTTGAGATTCGCAGACAGGTCAGGGAGATAGCGCGCGTTCTGTGCCCTCAGTGTAAGGGTAGGAAGGTAGTAAGTTGCGCCTGTAGAGATTGCAATGGTCGCGGGAAAGCCATTAATCAGACTCTTACAGAACGGCAGGGCGTTCCGGTTTTAGCTGATTGCAAGCGCTGCGGCGGACGTGGATATGAGCGTATCCCCTCAACTAAGGCTTACGCCGCGGTGTGCCAGATAACGAATACAATCAGCTTGGATACCTGGAAGAAGTCTGTTAAACCATTTTACGATCAGCTAATCACCAAGTTTGACATCGAAGAGGCCTGGGCTGATGCACAGCTGAAGCAGATAACAAAGTAGGGCATTATTTTATCGTGAGCTATTTACTTTTCCCGAATCTGTGGTAATTTTGCTCTAACGATGGGTTATTGCCTTCGTTTAAAGCCCTGCGGTTATCACCGCGGGGCTTTTTTATAAGCTAAGCATGGCATTACCCAAATGTTCTCTTCACTCTCAAAAATCAACCTGAATAGACGTAAAAAAGCATAGCTATACGAATAAGTCTCTAGATTCAAAATGAGACAATGACTACCTCTTAACTACCATTGAGGTTAGTGTCATGCAAAAACGAGGATTTGTACTCTATCTGGTCGCCATTATTGTTTTTGGATTGTTTATACAAATCGCACCAGGAGAGCTTCTTACTGGTTTCAAAAACGCCTTCGGAGATGCCTTAGTGGGCATAATTGGGCCCAACAGATAAAATGTAGCTTAACGCTCCTCGTTATCAGGCGGGATGTTTGACTCAATCCATTTTGAAGTATTTCTAACGCCATGCTTCTCGCCGCTGCTATAAACTGAACTAATAACAGTGAGGAGATGGCAATGACAGAAGGTTTCTACTGGATTCAGCACAACGGCAGAGTGCAGGTTGCTTACTACACCAATGGTGTAACTGAGGATCTTGAAACGGGCCAGACAATAACTGGTATCTGGCATCTGACGCAGGGAGACGACATTTGCCACAATGGAGAGGCTGAGGTGATTGAAGGCCCTCTACCTGTACCATTTAAATGAATATATTGATCTGATTACTTGGCAGATTCTTTGTACTGCACATATGCTTTTTAAGCATCCTGCGGAATGTATGGGTTCTGAAAGCATTTTGGTGGTGAATCCCCCTATGCGGAGGGGCGTTCCAGCAATTACCAGAAAAGGAAACCTCTCAGACGCGAGAATGTTTGCTGGAGTAATTCTCACCGGAAGGAACCCGGCACCACTCTCTCAGCTATTGCCAACTTAGCAACTATGCCTGCTGTCCGAGCAGGCTTTTTTTTGCCGAGAGAGATAAACTATTGACCGCATGAATATATCCTGAGTAGGTTATGCAAGTGGTGAATCCCATCTAAGCGATGGGGCGTCTGGTTAACTGCTATGTGCAGGTATGCGCGCGACTTTGACGACCAGAGATAAGTCACCGGGAGGCACCCGGCGCCACATCCTCAAAAAAACGTTTTGTCGACCACCAGGTTCTGAATCGTCATATACACTTCTAAATGAAACAATTTAAGAGGTGAATTATGAAAGAGGGATATTATTGGATTAGACACAATGACTGTGTCCAGATCGCCTACTTTTCGCACGGTAAAACTGAAGATATGGTTACAGGAAAAATAATCAGAGGCGTCTGGCATCTAACTCGTGGCTACGATCTATGCCATAACGGTGAAGCGGTCGTTCTGGAAGGCCCAATATCCCCACCTTTATGAACATAATTCGAAGAACACAGGCTGCCTCAGGGTGGCCTTTTTTATTTCCCCTCAAATTTACTGAGAGGATTCACAGCAATATGAGGGGGGCCGATGTCCGATCCATTTTCCGGCACGGGGCTGGCCGGTTTAGCTTTGACTGGAGCCAGTGTCTACGGTCTATTGACCGGAACTGACTACGGTGTTGTTTTTGGTGCATTTGCTGGCGCCGTATTTTACATAGCGACAGCAGCTGACCTGAGTGTGTTACGTCGCCTGGCATACTTCTTCGTGTCGTATATCGTCGGCATTCTTTGTTCGGGGCTGTTGGGTTCAAAACTCACTTCCTGGACGGGGTACACCGAGAAGCCTTTGGATGCTATCGGTGCCGTAATAGCTTCTGCGTTAGCCGTTCAAATCCTTACGTTCCTGAATAAACAGGACATCGGCTCGCTGGTGGCGCTAATAACGCGCCGGGGAGGTTCAGGTGGTACTAAATGACCCAACAGCAACTATCAACGCGCTGCTCTGCGCCGGAGTTGTGATTACTCTGATGTTTTATCGCCGTGGTGATTCGCGGCATCGGCCATGGATTTCGCGTTTAGCCTGGCTGATTACCGTCACTTACAGCGCTGTACCGCTGGCGTACCTGTGTGGGATTTACCCGCATTCATCATGGGCCACCATTGCGGCCAATATCATATTCCTTTCAGTGCTGGTGGCCGTCAAAGGCAACGTTGCACGTCTGGTTGATCATCTGAGGCACTAATGGACAAAGCACAATTTCAGAAGGCGGCTGGTATCAGCGCCGGGTTAGCTGCACGCTGGTTTCCGCATATCGACGCCGCTATGAAGGAATACGGCATAACCGCACCGCTTGATCAGGCGATGTTTATTGCCCAGATGGGGCATGAAAGCACCAGATTTACCCGGCTGGTGGAGAGCCTGAATTACGCGGTTGAAAACCTGGTACCGACGTTTGGTAGCCACCGCATCACACAACAGCAGGCCGCCGCACTTGGCAGAACGGCAACGCAACCGGCAAACCAGAAAGCGATCGCCAATCTGGTATACGGTGGTGAGTGGGGAAAAGAACACCTTGGCAATCAAGTTGCCGGTGATGGCTGGAAATATCGTGGTCGCGGGCTGAAACAGGTTACCGGCCTGAGTAACTATCGCAGTTGTGGCTACGCGTTGAAACTGGACCTTGTTACCCACCCGGAGCTGCTTGAACAGGATGAATACGCCGCGCGCTCAGCCGCATGGTTCTATGCCTCCCGTGGTTGCCTGCTTCATTCCGGCGACGTTGAGCGCGTGACACTGTTAATCAATGGCGGCCGCAACGGGCTGGATAAGCGCCGCGAGCTGTTTAACCTGGCGAAATCAGTTCTGGTATGAGGTGAGTGTGGGTATCGAGACAATAATCGGGCTGGCCGCACTGGTCATTTCCGCTATCGCCGGCGCTTTTGGCCTGGGCCATATTCGCGGCACCAGCAAAGCAGAAGCCAAAGCCGACCAGCAGCGAACCGAAGATAACGCAGCGGCAATGGTCGCAGCAGCCGAACGCAGGGTAGAAACAACGAAAGAGGCCAGCAATGTACAGCAGACTGTTAATCATATGCCTGGCGACGATGTTGATCGCGAGCTGCGTGACGAATGGAAGCGTCCCGGCGGTGGTTGATACCGGTTGTGATTGGGTGAAGCCAATCTTCCTGACGGATCAAGACATCGACGTTCTGGACCGCCAGACGAAGAAAGACATCCTGGCGCATAACAAAGCATGGAAAGCAAATTGCGGGAAAAATTGAGCCTCATCCCTGAGGTTCGGACACAGTCTCTCCTCTGGACTTTAACCGTAGCAAATATTGAGAATTCTGTTATACAAATGGACAATTCTTGGGGCGCAGATGATTAATTAGCAGGGAAAAGCTTGAAGAAATCAGGGTGGCTCATCCTTGAGCACACGGGTAGTCCTAAACGACGACTTCACCTGACATAGCAAAGTCTATGTAAGAGTCTAGAAAATAATGAATATTTAGCAAGCCGGGAAAGGAAAAAAGTCCCTTCCGAAATGAAATCCTGCAATTCGGAAGGGAGACCAAAGGGGTCATCATTACAAGGAGAATGTAAATGTAATCCATTTCTCAAAAGTAAAAAGGTGTATTAAATAAATAATGCAAAGGAACAAAAAACTGCTTTCTTCTAATGCCTGATGGGTATACGGGATGAATGATTAGCGAAGAATTTCAACAATGCTCACAACTTTATTTTGTCTGTCAGCTACATTTTAATGGCACGAGTGATTCGATATCTCTGCCATACAGATGAATCCCCCTGAGCGGAGGGGCAACCAGTCACTGCTGGACGTAGTGTTGCGGGTTTGCGGAGTGATGCAAGTCCACCGGGAGGCACCCGGCGTCTGAATGCTTGACTAAAGGAATAGGGTACACGTCGAAATGAGTGCGAAGTAATACCTACTTACTGCTAGACCCAGCCAGTTCTGTCCGAGCTGGCTTTTTTTTGAAAAAAAAGCCCTCTCAGCGAGGGCTACAGGAGTCTCAGTTTCGTTGCTCTTTTTATTGATGTTCCCCGGAGTTGGCATTCTCCGCATCAGAGTCATGTATAGCCTGGCAGCCAGGCAGATAACAACAAGCGTAAGCGTGGGATATTAAGAAATTCCTCAGATTGTTTTCACTGGTGGATGGGCTAAAGACCTTGAAACAGTAAGCGGGTTGACCGCAGCCATAAGGCCATGCAGCAGCCATGATGCTGCCCCGAGTCGCGTAATGGCGAGCAGGTATAGCAGACCGTTGTGAGGGTAAATAAGGGGACATGCTCCGGTAAAGCAGCGCGAACGCCAGACGCGCACCGGTTATAAGCGGCGATGAAGCGACAGCAACTCAAGGGCATGAGCGTGGCCACTCCGGGTAGTGGCAGCCATTACAACGCCCACCTGCTGGTGGGCTTGATAATCGTTATAAGATTAAGCGGATGAATCAATCAGCTGATTATCTTGCGCAACTGGATTTCTTCCTGCTCGTTAAGCCTGGCATACTCGCTTATTTGTTTAATAAGTGACTCTTTGTTATTAGACATCATGGACGAAACATAGCAGCCAGTTCGCCATTCGAAAAAGCTCACCAAAAATAAGGTTGATGCTGTAGAATGCTGTGAATCGCCACGGATAATCTAGACACTTCCGAGCCGTTGATAATACTGGTTTTCATATTCTGTCGGTGACATCTGTTCGCTAGAACCATGCCGACGCTTACTGTTATAAAACATTTCGATGTAATCAAAAATATCACTGCGGGCTTCTTCCCGCGTTCCGTAGATCTTTTTCTTTATCCGTTCACGTTTCAACAACTGGAAAAAACTTTCTGCAACCGCATTATCATGGCAGTTACCGCGACGGCTCATGCTACCCTCCAGGCCGTGTGATTTCAGGAACGACTGCCACTCATGGCTTGTGTACTGACTGCCCTGATCCGAATGAACCAGCACCTGTTTTTCGGGATTACGCCGCCATACAGCCATCAGCAGTGCGTTCAGGACAATGTCCTTTGTCATCCGGGATTGCATGGACCAGCCGATAATTTTGCGTGAGAACAGATCAACAACAACGGCAAGATACAGCCAGCCTTCGTGGGTCCTGATGTAGGTTATGTCCGTTACCCAACGCTCATCAGGAGCATCCGGATTGAACTGTCGCTGGAGCCTGTTGGGTGACACGATACTGGCCTCGCCTTTACGTGCCCGCGGGCTTCGGTATCCGACCTGAGCCTTTATTCCGACACGTTTCATCAGTCTCCAGACTCTGTTTACTCCGCACTGTTGCCCGCTGTCACGCAGATCCAGATGGATTTTGCGATAACCATAGACGCATCCCGATTCCAGCCAGAACTGTTTAATCTGTCCTGTCAGTCTCAGGTCTGCCTGATGGCGTTGTGAATGCGGCTGCTGAAGCCAGGCGTAAAAACCACTGGGATGAACATCCAGCACCCGACAGAGCAGGCGAACAGGCCAGCAACAGGAGTTGTCACGGATAAAGGCGTACCTCAGTCGGACAGCTTTGCGAAGTACGCCGCGGCTTTTTTTAATATGTCCCGTTCGTCGGTAACCCGTTTCAGCTCTTTCTGGAGACGGCGGATCTCGGCCTGAGCATCTGACTGTTCTTTATTAGTGGAAGAATCCGGACCGTACTTCTTTATCCAGGCATAAAGGCTGTGGGTGGTGATATCGAGACGTGTTGCAACGCTGGCAACAGAATAACCGCGATCAACAACCTGTTTGACTGCTTCAGTTTTAAACTCTTCAGGATAACGCTTACCGCTCATGGACACCTCTCTTTAAGTCATCTTAAATGACTCTGAGGTGTCTGTTAAACGCGTGGCGATTCACTGATAATGTATTGAGAGGTGATTGCAAATTTTTTTCGTTACCATGGAGTTAGCTTTTACTTAATTCAAATTACCGGGATTTATAATGCTTTATTGATATGAGATATATGGATACTTAACGGTTGCTAAAAGAGAATTTAGCACCACTAAAAATAGTAGGAATAATCTTACGTCGTTGTTGCTGTTGGCACAATATGGATAATAACTTTGCCTAAACAAAACAATAGCAACCGATGAAAATTCACTTTATTACAATCGCCTTGCTGGCGACGATTTCTTCGCCATCCTACGCAGCGTTTCAGGAAAGAGAATACAATACTTGGTATCAAAAAGATGCTGTACTCTACGACATTACCCAGACCTCAGAGGGATTGCCTGTCATGATAAGCATCTCTCAACCGGGGAGGGAGTCAGCTAATATGCTCGTATCCTATATATCCGATGGTGGCTGTGGAGATGAGAAGGTGCGGCTTAATGCTAACGGGAAGGATGTGCCTGCAACTTATACTTGTGTATCAGTCGGAGCAGACAGGATTGAACACTTTGCAGTGAATGATGCAAGCAAGGTCAATGAGATGGTTAACCACCTCAAGTCAGATTTCACTTTGTTGCTTCAGAACGATATCAAAGTCTGGGCTGCTAACATAAAGACGCCTAAGTATGGTTTAGCACCAAAATTTTAAATCTCAAAATTTAACCGCCTAAGGGCGGTTTTTTATTGGAGTTTATATGGCAAAACCGGACTGGGGCGAGCTTCAGCAACGGTTCCTGTCCGAACATGCCGCAACCGGCGTATCACCAAAGGAATGGTGTGAAGCGCAGGGACTGAACTATGCTACCGCACGTCGATATATCAAAAAACCTTCTGCGCAATCTGTGCAAAAATCTGCGCAGAAAAAAGTGCGCACTGCGCAAAAAGAACAAAGCGCAGAAGAGCTGGTGGATGATGATGGATTAACGGCACAGCAAAGACGTTTTGTCGCAGAATACCTAAAGGATGGTAACGCCACACAAGCCGCTATCAGGGCGGGTTACAGCAAAAAATCTGCTGAACAAATCGGTTATCAACTCCTTCAGAAAACTTCAGTTGCCCAGGCTATTGCACAACAGCAGAAAGCCTCCATTGCGCGCACGCTTGGCAGTGCCGATGAAGTCCTCGCGCAGATGTGGCAACTTGCCACCTTCGATGCAAACCAACTCTCACAATACCGACGAGGCGCGTGTCGTTATTGCTGGGGCTTCGGTCATCACTACCAGTGGCGGGATGCAGTTGAGTTTGAAGAGAAAAGACTCGAGGCTGTTGAGCGTGACAGGCGTGAACCCGAAGATTCCGGCGGCTATGGCTACGACCACAACCGAGAACCAAACCCAGAATGCCCGCGCTGTAATGGGGACGGCATCGGCCAGCCTTATTTCCCAGACACTCGCAAGCTCCCGGCTATTTCCAGGCTTGCCTATTCAGGCGTGAAGGTTGGCAAGAATGGTGTCGAAATCACAGCCATCAGCCGTGAGCGAATGTTTGAAGCGGTAATGAAGCGGCTCGGCCTGGCGGATAGCGAGTTCGCTCAGCGTCTCCAGCAGATCGAAATCGACCGCCGGCTGCTGGAGGTGGAAAAACTCCGCAAAGAGCTGGCCGGTGATGGTGATGATGACGAACCGACCCCAGTTCAGATCAATATCAATGTAGTGGACGCGAGGGCGGAAGATGGGGATCAGCCCGACACTTAACATTCCTCAGGCGCGCTTCCTCGCGATGCAGCACAAATTCAAAGCCTATGTTGCCGGGTTCGGTTCCGGTAAGACGTGGGTGGGTTGTGGCGGCATCTGTAAGGGGATGTGGGAGCACCCTAAAATCAACCAGGGTTATTTCGCACCGACGTACCCGCAGATTCGTGACATCTTCTACCCGACGATTGAAGAGGTGGCCTTTGACTGGGGCTTGAACGTCAAAATCAACGAGGGGAACAAAGAGGTTCACTTCTACGAGGGGAGACGATACCGCGGGACAACCATCTGCCGTTCGATGGAAAAACCCGGCTCGATAGTCGGCTTCAAAATCGGTAACGCGATGGTGGATGAGCTGGATGTCATGGCGGCTGCTAAAGCGCAGCAGGCCTGGCGAAAAATCATCGCCCGTATGCGTTACAAGATCGACGGGTTGCGTAACGGTATCGATGTAACGACTACGCCGGAGGGCTTCAAATTCGTCTACCAGCAGTTTGTGAAGGCGGTGCGTGAAAAGCCTGAGCTTTCTGCTCTGTACGGGCTGATACAGGCCAGCACGTTCGACAACGCGAAGAACCTGCCGCCTGACTACATTCCATCGCTTCTGAGCTCATACCCTGACGAACTGATTCAGGCCTATCTGCGCGGCAAATTCACCAACCTCAACAGCGGGACCATTTACCACACGTTCAACCGTAAGCTCAATAACTGTTCTGATGAGGTTCAGGATGGGGATCCGCTGTTTATCGGCATGGACTTCAACGTTGGGAAAATGGCCGCGATTGTTCACGTAAAGCGTAACGGCCTGCCGCGCGCTGTTCGTGAGTTAGTGAAGGTCTACGACACACCTGCGATGATTAAGCGTATCCAGGAAGAGTTCTGGCGATATGAAGATGGCCGTTATGTGAAGAACCGGGAGATTTACATTTATCCGGATGCCTCTGGCGACTCCCGCAAATCGCAGAATGCCAGCAAGACCGATATTGCTCAGCTCAACGATGCCGGATTCAGCGTCATTGTTGATGATGCCAACCCGCCGGTTAAGGACCGTATCAATTCGATGAACGCCATGTTCTGTAACGCCAACGGCGAACGCCGCTATCTGGTCAACGTCCAGAACTGCCCGGTTTATACCGAGAGCCTCGAGCAGCAAATCTGGGCGGCAAATGGCGAACCGGATAAATCAGCGGATAACGATCACCCCAATGATGCTGGTGGGTACTTCATCGTGAAGGATTACCCTATTGTGAAACCGGCATACTCAATCACCATGGACACCACTTTCTGATATGGCAAACGACGACATCACCTGGGTTCGACCAGAACACCGGGCGGCTTCTGCTGCCTGGCGGAAATACAGGGACTTTTGCAAAGGGGCCGAGGCCGTAAAAGCGGCAGGTAATAAGTATCTGCCGTATCTCGACCCAACCGATAAATCATTACGCAATAAAAAGCGTAATGAGGACTATCTGAGCCGCACTGTGTTCTATGCCATTGCCGGCAATACGAAGATCGGCATGCTTGGGATGGCATATCGCAAGGATCCCACGTTTAACGGTCCTGAGAAGCTGAAATACCTGCTGGACAATGCTGACGGGGCCGGTACCAGCATCTATCAGCAGTCGCAACTGGTGACCGAGAACGTGCTGGAGGTTGCGCGAGAGGGCATTTACGTCGATTACGCTGAAGCCTCCGATGAGGCGATCATCCTCCGCTATCCGGCAGAGAACATCATCAACTGGAGAACAAAGCGTATTAACGGACGCGATCAGTTGGTGCTGGTGGTTCTGCGCGAATGCGTAGAAGAGCCGGATGGTTACGCTTACAAGGATGAAGTCCAGTACCGCGAACTGGCGCTGGAAGAAGGGAGGTTCATCTGCCGGGTATGGCGCCGGGCCGGTAGCACAGCAAGCGGAACCTACAGCGTCGACAGCGAATATCATCCGAAGCCGAAAGGAAAGGACTACTGGGACGAAATCCCGTTCACCTTTGTCGGCGCTCAGAACAACGATCCCACGATCGATGACTCTCCGCTGGCCGCGCTGGTGGAAATAAACCACGGTCATTACCGTAACAGTGCTGACTATGAAGACAGCGTGTGGTTCTGTGGCCAGGTGCAGCCTTATATGACCGGGCTCGATACCAACTGGCGCGACCACCTCGAGAAGAAGGGCGTGAAAATTGGTTCCCGATCACCGCTTTTGCTTCCCAAAGAAGGCTCGTTTGGTTACGCCCAGGCGCAGCCTAACATGCTGGCTAAAGAGGCCATGGACAGCAAGCGCGACTACATGGTGCAGCTGGGCGCGCGGCTGATTGAGCAGAACGCCACGGCGAAGACGGCAACCCAGGCGAGTGGTGAGCAAACATCTTCCACATCCGTGCTCGGTATCTGCGTTTCAAACGTTTCTGAGGCCTATACGCTGGCGCTTGGCTGGTGTGCGAAATACCTCGGCATTAAGGGCGAAACGACGAGTTACACCATCAACCAAGAATTCATAGCGAAGGTTGCCGAGTCGGGCATGGTGACGGCAATCGTCAACGCCTGGCAGTCCGGTGCGCTGCGCGACAGCGATATGGTTCGCGCACTGCAGAAGCTTGACCTTATCGACCCGGCCGACAGCCCGGACGAAGTGATTGATGCACTTCGCAACCAAGCCCCCACATTGACCGGTGGCTGATATGGCAACAGTAAACGAAAGCTTGCGCGATGAATCAATCGCACATTCCGTCTGGTTAAGCCGCTACGCTACCGGCGTGGCAAACCGGATGGTGAAGTTGCTTAACGAGACGGATGCTGACCTGTCGGCACGTCTACTGGATGCGCTGGACAGGCTCCCGGCTGATAGCTTCACGGTTACACGTCTCGAAAGCTTACTCGGCAGCGTACGCGAACTTAATCATCAGGCCGTTGCTTCAATGCAAACTGGCCTCGAAAGAGAGTTAATGTCTCTCGCACAGAACGAAGTAAGTTACCAGCTCAGTCTGTTTGATTCTCTTCTTCCTTCTCAGGTGCTTGAACACTATCCATTACAGACCATTACCGCCGATATGGTCTATGCCGCGGCGATGGCGCAACCCTTTCAGGGGAGGCTACTAAGTGAGTGGGCGGAGAATCTGGAATCGGACAGGCTGGCGCGTATCGTGAACGCCATACGTCGGGGTTATCTTGCCGGCGACAGGGTAGAAACTATCGCGCGCAATGTTCGTGGTCACGCCAACAAAGACTATCGCGACGGCGCGCTGCAGATGAGCAGGGCAAACGCTGCCAGCATCGCTAAAACAGCCGTGAATCATCTGGCTGCCACAGCACGCAACAGCTTCACCAGTGCCAACAGCGATATCGTGAAAGGCAAACAGTGGCTGTCTACGCTGGACAATAAAACAAGCCATGACTGCATTATTCGTGACCTGCTGCGCTACACCCTGGATAACAAACCGGTCGGGCATAAGGTGCCTTACCTGCAGGGACCCGGGAAAATTCATTTCTGCTGCCGTTCAACTGAAACCCTAATCCTTAAATCCTGGCGCGAACTCGGCATTGATATCGATGAAATGGATGATGGTACACGCGCCAGCATGGATGGGCAGGTACCTGCTAATACCACGTATCTTGAATGGCTCGCGCGTCAGCCAGCTCAACGGCAGGATCAGGTTCTGGGTGCCGAGCGTGGCCGTCTGTTCCGCGCGGGTGAAATCGACCTAGCTGATATGTTCACTGACAAAGGCGAATGGATCAGCCTGGAACGTCTGAAACAGCTCTCAGGTACTGACTACTAACAACCATTACTTTCTTCATGCCCTGGCATCCGCCGGGGCTTTTTTATGGGCGAGGCCCGGCAAAATCCCAAGGGGAAATTATGTTAATTCGAAACATGCTCTTGAAATTTTACGCACCAGAAAGCGGCGGAGAGGGCAGCGGTGGCGGTGGTATCGAAATCACGCCAGAAATCCAGAAGCTGATTGATGAGCGTGTGACCAGCGAAGTCACAGGCCTGAAATCAAAAAACTCTGAGCTGCTGGGCACCATCAAGCAGCAAAAAGAAACCCTGTCACGCTTCGATGGTATCGATCCTGATGCTGTACGTGGGATCCTCCAGCGTTTTTCCGACGACGAAGAGGCAAAGCTGATTGCCGCCGGGAAAATTGATGAGGTGCTCGATAAGCGCACCGAGCGTCTGCGTGCTGACGTTGATAAGCAGATTAAAGCCGCAAATGAACGCGCCGACAAAGCTGAAGCGTTCTCCAACAAATTCCGGGATCGGGTCCTCGGGGATGCAATCCGTGCAGCAGCCTCTAAAGCGGGCGCGCTGCCTGAAGCTTCTGACGATCTGATTCTGCGTGCCAAAGGCACATTCCAGCTCAACGACGAAGGCGAGGCCGTAGCGGTTGATGCAAATGGCGATGTTCTGTTTGGCAAAGACGGCAAAACCCCACTAAGCCCGCTTGAGTGGGCGGAGTCACTCAAGGAGACGGCTCCGCATCTGTTCCCTCGCGCAGAAGGCACGGGCGCGGGCGGACACAAGCCAAACGGTGGTGGAAGCCTGAAACGTTCCGAAATGAGCGCCAGCGACAAAGCGGACTATATCCGCAAACACGGCCAGCAGGCCTTCCTCAAACTTCCGAAATAAGGGATTTAAACCATGGCAACGACTGTTAATACCGACCCGGTTATTTATGACGATCTGGCGCAGACCGCGTTTCTTGAGCGTCGTCAGGACAATCTGGAAGTGTTCAACGCTTCCTCCAACGGTGCGATTTTGCTGGATAACGAACTGATTGAAGGCGACTTCCGTAAACGCGCCTTCTACAAAGTTGGTGGTTCCATTGAATCGCGCAATGTGAACTCTGTCGATAAAGTCACAGGTAAAAAAATCGGTGCCGGTGAAGCGGTATCCGTTAAAGCACCGTGGAAATACGGTCCGTATGAAACCACGGAAGAGGCCTTTAAACGCCGTGGCCGCTCCGTTGATGAGTTCTCCGAAGTGATCGGCGTTGATGTCGCAGATGCCACGCTGGAAGGCTATGTGAAATATGGCCTGAAAGCGCTGACTGCGGCGATTGGTGCTAACGCCGACATGGTCGTAACCGCCGACATTGAGACCGACGGTAAAAAGACCCTGACGCGTGGCCTGCGCAAATATGGCGACAAGTTTAACCGAGTGGTTCTGTTCGTGATGCACTCCGCGACCTACTTCGACATTGTGGATGAGGCGATTGCCAACAAAATTTACGAAGAAGCTGGCGTGGTGGTTTACGGCGGGCAGCCGGGTACGTTGGGTAAACCTGTGCTGGTGACCGACACCATGGATGCTGATGCGATCCTTGGGCTGGTAGCCGGCGCAGTGACCGTTACCGAGTCTCAGGCGCCGGGCTTCCGTTCCTACGATATCAACGATCAGGAAAACCTTGCGGTTGGCTATCGCGCTGAAGGCGTGGTGAACGTTGATCTGCTGGGCTACAGCTGGGATACCGCCAAAGGTGATAACCCTGACCTGACCGCCATCGGCACTGCGGGCAACTGGAAGAAGCACTTCACCAGCAACAAATCAACGGCAGGCGTGCTGATCAAACTGGAATCCGCAGCGGGGGAGTAACGCTGTCAGCGGATAAAACCTCCGCAACCGCTGACAGCACAGATGCGGTAACTGTTTCTCTGAAGTACACGCTGAACGGCTCCGGTGTATCCGGTAAAACCGTCGTGTGGACGTCTACAGGCGGCACGCTTAGCACGGCCAGTTCTCAAACCGGCTCTGCTGGTGGTGCAACGGTGAAACTCACATCAGACGTTGCTGGTACCTTCACGGTAACCGGCACTATTGAAGGAGTGGCGAAAACCACTGATGAGATCACCTTCACTGCGCCTGCCGGAGAATAACGAATGGGGCGAAAGCCCCATAAACAGGATGATTAGATGATCAATACCGATATCACCTCTCCTGATGCCAACAGCTACGCCAGTGAAGAGGAACTTGCCTCGTTTGCGGAATTACGTGGCATTGAACTGCCTGACAAGATTACACCTTTGCTGATTAAGGCAATGGATTACCTGGAGGGGCTGGACTGGGTTGGCTCAAAAGCAGACCCTCGACAGCCGCTGGCCTGGCCACGGGCGAATATCATTCTGGATGGTCATGATTTCTCACCCGACCAGGTGCCGCGGCAGGTTACCTCCGCACAATGCATGCTGGCTATCGAGGCGATTGAGGGCGATCTGCTTTCAAGCGTTCGTGAGGCCGCGGTTAAAACCGAACGTGTCGAAGGCGCCGTAACCATGACCTATGCGGTTGCCGATGGTGAAGTCTTCACCCCTTCCTATCCTGCCGTTATGGCGCTGCTGGGCGACCTCGCTGGTGGTCGTGGTTACGCCATCAATGCATTTGCAGAGAGGGCCTGATATGGCGATTGATTACCAACGTATGCAGGCCAGAACGACGCGCATGCTCAGGCAGAACGGCATGGAGTACAACGTCACCCGTAAAGGTTCGGTAACGGTTATTGGTGGCGTTGAGCATAAAACTGAAGCGGTCCGTTTTACTGCTGTGGGCGTGAAGACTGAATACGCGCCAGGCGAAATTGATGGAACGGTCATCGTTAACGGCGATGTGCAGATCGTTTTTACGGCAGAGCAGGAAATTAAAATCGGCGATGTGGTTGATATTGACGGCACAGCCTACCGTGTTGTCAAACCGAACCCGGCAAAACCCGCCGCACTGATACTCTGCTACAAAGCGCAACTGAGGGCTTAACATGGGCGAGAACGCGGCTTTCCTGGCTGAAATCACGGCTTTCGTTAATAAGGCGAAAACGAATCAGGAGGCAGTGGTACGCGCCGTCGGAATCAAAATCCTTAACCAGCTGGTGGTGATGTCCCCAGTGGGCAACCCGGAGTTGTGGGAAGTTAACCAGACAGCCGTTTCCTATAATCGCGCGGTTTACGACCATAACGAAGCGCAGCGGGCAAATCCCGACAACCTGACCAAAACCGGGCGACTGAAGAAAAAAGCCCGGGTGGTGGATGGGATGGATATCAAAGCACCGCCGGGGTATACGGGCGGACGCTTTCGCGGTAACTGGCAGGTGTCCTTTGATGTGCCAACGACTGACGAGACAGGGCGAATAGACAAGACCGGCGACCTGACAAAAGCTGCCGGGAACTACACGCTGTCGCTCTTCAAAGTCGGGATGAAGGCCATTTATTTCTGCAACAACGTGCCCTATGCCTACCCGCTTGAAATGGGGCATTCCACACAGGCTCCGGGCGGTATGGTCCGCATTACTGCAGCTGAGTTTCAACGCTTCTTTGAGGAAGCTGTCAGGGAGGTGACTAAGTGATTCCTGATATTGCATCTGCACTGGCTGCCAGACTGGGTGCCTGGGCCGATGCTGAGGGCATTTTGGTTGCATGGGAGAACGTGCCGTTCACACCTCCTGCTAACGAGATGTACCTGGCCGTTCACGATATGCCCGTTACGCCGCGATCAATCGATCTCGGCTTGCGCTGCTGGACTTATTCTGGCGTGTACCAGATTAATGTCGTGGCGCCAGCCGGCTCCGGCCGTACCTCCGTCGTTGCCCTGGCGGGCAGAGTAGCGGAATTGTTCCCCGAGGGACTGGAAATTGCAGGCAAAGACTTAACCTGCTGGATTAGCAGCGCGCCTGGCATATTCCGCGGCGTCCCTACACCTGTGTCCTACACCGTTCCTGTCAGCCTGAATTATCGGGCAGACATTACCAGCTGATTCCCTCTCTGACATCCCACACCTGACCGGCTTAACGCCGATTATCTTGTTTCTGAAGGAGAAACCATTATGGGCTTTGCATTGCCTAACGGCGCTCATGTTTATCTGGCGTCGGGCTACGGCCCGGCCATTACTTTCACCGGCGCGACGAATGCTGAGCACACGGTGATCACCGTCAGCGCCGCGGACGATATTGCGGTCGGCGATATCGTTCACGTGAACTGCAACTGGTCGGGTATTGATAACGTTATCGCGAAAATCGACGCGATTGCGGAGAATGCTGTCACTCTTCGCAACATCAACACTACCAACAAAAACAAATACGCGGCGGGCGGCGGTTCCGGCTCTATTCGCAAAATTGAAGAATGGACCGAACTGCCACAAATCACAGAGGTATCGAAATCCGGTGGTGATCAGAACACCACGCAGATTCAGTTCCTCAGCGATGATCGCCAGCGCAACCTGAACACCTATAAATCCGCAGTCTCGCAGACCTACTCGATCGCGCATGACTCCACGCTCCCGGTATATCCATTGCTGCGCCAGCTGGACGAAGACGAAGAGACCGTGGCGGCTTACATGTACGTGCCGAAGGCGAAGGAGAACCGTTACTGGGCGGCCACGGCATCTTTTGACGACACGCCGACTACTGCGGTTAACGAGGTAGAGACAGTGAGTGTGGTGCTGAACCTGCAGTCACCGGCGATGACGTTCTACAAGGTGACTGACGCTGCCGCCTGACCCGTCAGAGCTTTCACCATTCCATGCCTCCCATCACGGAGGCTTTTTTTCGTTAAGAGGTATCGATGGCGACCAAATTCACTCTTCAGCCTAAACCAACATTTAAGGCCAATGTCTCGATCCCCCGAGCCGGCGATGAGGATGGCGTGCTGACGTTCACATTCAATCACAAGCCACTCAAAGAACTGGCGGATCTGGAGAAAATGGAAGGCAAAACCGCCACTGATTTTCTGATGGAAATCATTGCTGGCTGGGCACTTCCCGATGCATTCAACGCGGAAAACCTGTCGGTGCTGCTGGAAAACTATCCGGCTGCAATGAAGGCTATCCCTGAAACCTACTATCGCGAACTGATGGGGCAGCGCGAAAAAAACTGATAGCGGTTGCCTCTGCATTCTATACGCCTGAACCCACAGCGGCAGACCTGGCACCCTATGGGCTTACGCCGGATGACTACGACGATCAATACATCGACGTCTGGCCAGATGTATGGCCTTCATTCCTGGTGTTTCAGGCTGTCAGCACGCAGTGGCGCACGGGCATGGGAGGCGCATCAGGGCTTGATTACAACGTGCTGCCCTGGGTGATGCGCCTGCACCACGTCGACGACGAGGCAACCGCGCTTTCGGACATCCGAATCATGGAGAGCGCCGCACTAAAAGTTATGCATAAAGAGAGGGCGGAATGAGTAACGACATCGCCACGATTTCCCTGCGCGTAAATACCACTGAGCTGGAGCGTGGTAACCAGGCACTGGATCGCTTTCAGGAGACCGCGACCGCCGCTGCAGGTAAAGCGGATGACCTGAACAGTACGTTCCGCACCGGCATCGATAACCAGAAGAAGAACAGCGAAAGCCTGAAGCAGCAGCGTCAGGAACTGCAGAACCTGCTGAATAAAATTAGTCCGGTAAACAAGGCGCTGGATGAGCTGGACACTATCCAAGAGAGCCTGGCTAAGTTTCGTGGTAAAGGGCTGGTGGGAGACGAGGATTTTACTCGTTACAACAGCGTGCTTGAGACGACGCGGGCAAAACTGGCACAGGTAATGGAGTCTGAGACCGCAGAGGGGCGGGCTCGCATTGAGCAGGTTCAGGCAGCGCAGCGGGCAGCTGCAGCGGGCAAAACCTTTATCGATTCGCTGGAGGAGCAGGTCACAGCAATCGGAAAAACGCGCGCAGAACTGTTAGAGCTAAAAGCTGCTCAACTCGGCGTATCCGATCGTGCTGCACCAATGATCGCAAAGCTGAAAGAGCAGGAAGAAGCATGGAAGTCTGGGGCTATCAGCGCGGGCCAATATCGCAATGCTATGCGTTATCTCCCGATGCAAATGACCGACATTGTGACTTCACTGGCTTCCGGTATGCCGGTTTATATGGTTGCTATTCAGCAGGGCGGTCAGCTCCGTGACTCGTTTGGCGGTGTAGGCAATGCGCTGAAAGCGATGTTGTCGATGGTGACTCCTGCCCGAGTGGCCATTGGTGGCCTGGCTGGCGCTGTACTGATTGCGGCCAAAGCGGGATCGGACTACTTCACCGCCTACGACGAAATCAACAAGGCCATTATCAGGACTGGCAATATTGCCGGCACGTCAGCGCTCCAGATTATGGCTTCCTCTCAGTCTATTGCTGCCTCTACTGGGGCTACGGTGGGTACTGTCCAGAGTCTGATGACAGAGCTGGTTGGTATCGGCTCAATGACCCAGCAACAGCTTGAGAAAGCTACCAAAGCGACAGCGCTGGCAGTTGAAACTGGTATTGTTTCGGCTCAGGACATTACCAAGGCTTATAAGGATATTGATAAGGATCCGGTTAAGGCTCTTCAGAACCTTAATGAGCAATTCAACTTTCTCACCGTTTCACAGCTTAAGCACATTGACGAGTTAGTTAAGCAGAAAGACCAGACCGCTGCCGTTACGCAGGCTATGGACCTGTTTGGCGATACGATGGCAAAACGTGGGGAGCAGGCTTACGACTCGCTGACACCGTTTGGTCGCCTGTGGCTGGATATCAAGGGATGGGCGTCTGAGGCTATGCAGAGCATCGGTCAGTGGGTAGCTGAGCTGGCATCAAACACGCTAAAGGAATTTAACGCGATTTATTACAGCGTCGCGATAGTTTTTCAGAAGCTGAACCAGATTATTTCTTCTTCTATCGCGGCTGCGATTAATCTCGTTCCTGACTGGGCGAAAACTGATACTTTGCAGGGATGGCAGGACTACAACGAAAAAATGGCCGGTGCTTATGGCGACAGCATCTCTCAGCTGAAAAAAGACTGGGATGCCGCTGATATCAGTGCAGGTAAATACCTCTATACGACCAGAAAGATAAGTACCGCAACCACCCAGAAGGATCGGGAAGGAGTCGCTGCTTTTGGCAAAAAAACGAAAACAGGAAAACAGGGTACTGTATCGGCTGGCGACCGCAGTACTGACGCTGCTCAGGCCGAATTGCTGGCGCTTCAGGCGAAGTTGCGTGCTCTTCAGCAGCATAAAGGGCTGAACGACACTATCAGCCAGCAGCGCAAAGATCTGTGGACGACTGAAGCAAAATTTCAGGTGCTGGAGGAGGCCTCGCGTTCACGTTCCCTGACAAAGCAGGAACGATCCCTGCTGGCGAGTAAAGACCAGGTGCTTCAGTTGGCACGGCAGAAAGCCCTGTTAGGTGATCAGATTACCGAACAGGAACAGCTGAACAAGCAAATGGATACCTCGCAGAAATACGTCACGCAGATGGCAGAGAAGCAGGCTGCTTTGGTCGGTGGAGCTGGAATGAGCGATCGGTTAGCTCAGCGTGAACTCGCGAAAAGTCAGCTTGCCGCAGGTTGGGTGAACGCCGGCGGTTCTCTGGAGGACGTTGGTTATCAGAAGCAGCTCAAAGCGGCGAATAATTACTATGCCGCAGAGGACAGGTTGCGTGGCGACTGGTTGACTGGGGCGAAAAAGGGCTGGGCTGAATTTGAGGACTCCGCAACCAATGTTTACTCACAAGTGCAGACACTTACCAGCAATGCATTCACCGGTATGGCCAGCACTCTTACAGACTTTTTTACCACTGGAAAAGCTAACTTCTCAGATTTCCTGACGACCTTTTTGAAAGGAACAGCCCGGATGCTGACACAGTTGGCGCTGGTTAACGGAATGAAGTCTGCGTTTGGGGGGACATCATTTGGTTCATTTTTCGGATTTTCTAGTGGCGGCGCAGTTCCGGAATTCGATACTGGCGGCTACACAGGGGATGGAGGAAAGTATCAGCCAAAAGGCGTGGTGCATGGTGGCGAATTCGTCTTCACCAAAGAGGCAACAAGTGCGCTGGGGGTTGGAAACCTCTATTCACTTATGCGAAGCGCACAGGGTTATGCAAATGGCGGTTATGTTGGCCACGCTCCGATGTATGGGCTTCAGTCATCATCGGCCGGTGGGGTAAGTATTCAAACGTCCGTAGTTGTTCAAAACCAAAATTCACAGCAGCAGACTTCTGCAAATAACGATGCTGTTTCTCGCGCTTACAAGCAGACTATTGATCAATCTGTTCGGGCAGGTATTGCGAAACAACTTCAGCCTGGTGGGCTCATCTGGAATGCAACAAAATCAAGATAAGAGACATGGTGTTTGTTTTATCACATTATTCATCATGTTAAGATGTTTCCGATTGCAATCAAAGGAAACTTAAAATGAAGAAGGTAGTGGCTTTAGCTCTTGGGGCTTTAATGTTGTCTGGCTGTACTGTTCGTGTTGCTGATATGACCGTTGGTAGTACTAAAAATTACAACCTGAACGCAGCTAAGTTTGAAAAAGGTCAACGTGTGACTGGTGAAGACAAAGCTCCAATTGTTATTTTCCCGCTGGGCATTCCAAGCGTTAAAACTGCAATGGATCGGGCTATTGAAAAAGACAAGTGTTCCGTAGGCCTAAGCGATGTTGTTATTTATCAATTAAACCACGCATTTCTGTTCGGCACATATGGTTACCGTGTTGAAGGCACGCAGATTATCGACAAGTCTCAGCTTGGTTGTGAAACCCGCTAATTTCCTTCTCATATTGTAACAAGCCACCTTCGGGTGGCTTTTTTTATGGAGCAAACATGGCACTGGAAACGTTCACCTGGCGAACGCAGATACAGGCGGGAATGGAAGGAACGTTTAGCCATAAAACCCGCTCTGCAACCTTTGGCGATGGCTATGAGCAGATTGCAGGGGAAGGCATCAACCCTGAAAAGCAGTCATGGCCTGTAACCCTAACGGGCAAAAAAACGGACATGCTCCAGGCCCTTAAATTCTTTCGTTCTCACGTTATAAAGTCATTCATCTGGACATCGCCAGTTGGCGAAACTGGGCTCTACCGGATTGAAGCCGAATCAATCAAGTCACAGCCCTTATCCAGCAACGTTCTGACCATTTCCGCAACATTCAAACAGGCGTACGTACCATGATCACAGCAGACTATCAAAGCCTTGAGCCCGGTAATAAAGTCCGGCTTATCGAAGTTGATGGCTCTACGTTCGGCGTGGATGATGTACTGCGATTTCACGCGTACAACCTCCCGCACACGGAAGAAGAAATCGCCGCTGCTGGTGGTGATGAATCAAAGCTGAAGGCGAAAAGCATCTGGTGGCAGGGAGAAGAATATGCCGCCTGGCCGTATCAAATTGAAGGGCTTGAAGCCTCCACAGACGGCAACAGCGCCCAGCCAACGCTCACGGTTGCAGATATCGATAGCAAGATTACAGCGCTGTGCCTTGCTTATGACGATATGCTACAGGCCAAAGTTACTATCCATGACACTTATTCACATTATCTAGATGCGAAGAACTTCCTCGCTGGTAACGCAACAGCTGATCCGCAACAGGTCAGAAAACGAGTTTTTTACATCGATGGCAAAAGCAGCGAAATTCCGGGCGAAAGTATCGAATTCGTACTCGATAGCCCGATGTCGTTGCAGGGTAAGATGATCCCCACGCGCCAGCTTCATTCCCTGTGCACCTGGTGCATGCGCAATAAGTACCGCACCGGCGACGGCTGCGACTATGCCGGTACCCGCTATTTCGATAAAAACAACAACCCGGTGAGCGATCCGTCGCTGGATGAATGCCCCGGCACGCTTACGGCCTGTAAGCTCCGGCATGGAGACGGCAACGAACTGCCGTTCGGTGGATTCCCGGGCACGTCGTTGATTAGGAGTTGATATGCGTCAGAAAACCATTGATGCGATTATGGCGCACGCTGCCGCTGAATATCCTCGTGAGTGCTGTGGTGTGGTGGCGCAAAAAAGTCGTGTTGAACGTTATTTCCCGTGCCGGAATCTTGCCGTGGTGCCGGAGGAAAATTTTGTCCTCTGCCCGGAAGATTACGCAGCTGCTGAGGACTGGGGTACGGTGATCGCCATCGTTCACAGCCACCCTGACGCCACTACGCAGCCGAGCGAACTGGATAAAGCGCAATGCGACTCAACGCTTTTACCCTGGCATATCGTGAGCTGGCCAGAGGGGGATTTACGCACCATTCAGCCGCGCGGAGAGCTGCCGCTGCTGGAGCGTCCTTTTGTGCTTGGTCACTTCGACTGCTGGGGGCTGGTAATGAGCTATTTCCGGCAAACGCATGGTATCGAACTCCACGATTACCGGGTTGATTATCCCTGGTGGGAAAACGAATATCCGGACAACTTCTATCAGGATTGCTGGTACGAGTGCGGATTCCGTGAATTCGACGGGCCGCCGAAACCTGGCGATATGGTAATCATGCAGGTTCAGGCTGATAAGTGGAATCATGCGGGAATTCTGCTGGAGGGCAATATGCTGCTGCACCATCTGTATGGTCATCTGAGCCAGCGCGTGCCTTATGGTGGCTACTGGCAAGAAAGGACGATGAAAATTGTTCGCCATTTGTCTATGAATGTTTAATAATTACATAATAATTATATTACTTGGGTTTTTTCATGTGTTTAGGATAAGTGCGTTTTTTTTCAATGTCGTAAAAGTGATGGTTTTGATATCGTTAATTACCGGTGTGTATGTTTTTTGTAAGAACGTTTTCGGTGAGGCTCACAATTTATGGGCTGGTTTAGGGGGGTTGGTTACCTCTTTTTCAGTAGCTTATTTTCTTTTTAGATTTTGGGTCTGGGGAGACTTATGTTTTGATAATGGTTCGATCCTTGCAGCAATTGGAACAGCTTTGGGGTTGATAGGTGTTTTTGCAGGGGCTAAATTTGCTGAGCCGGAAGTGATGAAGTTGCGTATGGACTTGCAGGAAGCATATCTTGATGCATCCTTAAATTGCATTGGTGATAAAAATATTATTAATAAAGCACTAATGTCATGTGCAACTGCTTACCCAAAAGAGTTTTTATCTTTAAGTAATGAACTGGCAAAGGCGAGGTATCTTACTCCTACGTTATCTTTGGTTGATAGCGTATACCATTCTTCAGATGACGTGAAAACTGATGGTTGTATGGTCTATTATTCAACGGTGTCAAAGCAATGCCAAGATAGCTTCGTTATTTTCAATATCAAGCATCCTGAATTCGCTCGCGGACACAAAAAATAAATGCCATGTTGAATTAATTGGAATTATTTTGCCGTTAAAAGTGAATGGATCATCCTTTCTTATTACATCATAACGTTTGTCTTGTTCTGCCAATACTTTTATGGAAACACTATGTCGATTTTAGCAGCTGAACCTAAGCGTATCATTCGCCTTTATGGGATTCTCGGTGCTACATTTGGCCGTGAGTTCAACCTTTCTGTAGCCTCACCCAAAGAAGCTATCCGAGCATTGTGTGTGATCGTTCCGGGTTTTGAGCGTTTCCTGAATACCAGTAAGCAACGAGGTTTAACTTATGCGGTATTCAGCGGGAAACGAAACCTCTTAAACGATGAGCTTAATATGGACAGGAGCACAGAGGAAATCCGCATCGCGCCGGTGATCATCGGCAGTAAGCGAGCCGGGGTGTTTCAGACAATCCTCGGGGTTGCCCTTGTCGCTGTTGCTGCGTTCGTCACGGGAGGGGCTGCGATCGGGATTGGTGGTACCGCTTTCGCTGGTGGATGGGGCGCTGTGGCGGGGATTGGGGCATCAATGGCGATCGGCGGCGTAGTCCAGATGCTTTCTCCACAGACAACCGGGCTCGCCAGTAAGCAATCTGCGGATAACCAAGCCAGCTACGCCTTTGGTGGAGTAACAAACACGACAGCCCAGGGAAATCCGGTACCACTTCTTTATGGCCGCCGGCGAATCGGTGGCGCGATTATTTCTGCCGGGATTTATGTCGAAGATCAGCAATAAATAAATACCTTCTTTCAGGCCACCTTCGGGTGGCTTTTTTTATGGGCGCAATATGGCAACTGCAATCGCTATAAAAGGCCGCAAGGGCGGCAGCTCAAGTTCCCGGATCCCTACCGAACAGCCTGATGATCTGCAATCTGTAGCAAAGGCAAAAATCCTCATTGCACTAGGAGAGGGGGAATTTGCAGGGCAGCTGACGGCGAAAGATATCTACCTGGACGGAACGGCTCTGGAGAATGCTGACGGCTCTCAAAACTTCAGCGGTGTTACGTGGGAATTTCGCGCGGGAACTCAGGCGCAAAAATATATTCAGGGCATACCCGGTACCGAAAACGAAATCAACGTGGGAACTGAGGTAACGAGCGCTACAGCGTGGACGCGCACGTTTACCAACACGCAACTTTCAGCTGTTCGCCTGCGCCTGAAATGGCCTTCGCTTTTCAAGCAGGAGGACGACGGCGATCTGGTCGGTTACTCGGTTAATTATGCGATTGACCTGCAGACGGACGGCGGCACATGGCAGACGGTACTCAATACCAGCGTGACCGGCAAAACGACGTCAGGTTACGAGCGCAGCCACCGTATTGATTTACCTCAGGCTGGCAGCACCTGGACAATCCGACTCCGTAAGATTACGTCTGATGCCAACAGCGCGAAAATCGGCAACACGATGATGCTGCAGAGCTTCACCGAGGTAATTGACGCCAAATTTCGCTATCCAAACACAGCGCTGCTTTATATCGAATTCGATTCCAGCCAGTTTAACGGCTCTATCCCGCAGATCTCCTGCGAGCCCCGCGGCCGCGTTATCCGCGTACCGGATACTTACGACCCCGAAACCCGCACTTATAGCGGTACGTGGGCTGGGACATTTAAATGGGCCTGGACCGATAACCCTGCATGGATTTTCTTCGACCTGGTGGTTAGCGACCGTTTCGGACTTGGGGATCGTCTTACAACGGCCAACATAGATAAATGGACGCTCTACCAGGTTGCGCAGTATTGCGATCAAATGGTTCCGGATGGCAAAGGCGGAAGTGGTACCGAACCACGTTATACCTGCAACGTCTACATTCAGGAACGCAACGACGCTTATACGGTCCTGCGTGATTTTGCTGCAATCTTCCGTGGGATGACCTACTGGGGCGACGACCAGATTGTGGCGCTGGCGGACATGCCGAGAGATGTAGATTTTACATACACGCATGCGAACGTTATTGATGGGCGCTTTACCTATTCCAGCAGCACCACAAAGAACCGTTACACCAATGCGCTGGTGTCCTGGTCTGATCCTGATAACGCTTATTCTGATGCGATGGAGCCTGTTTTTGAGCAGGCGCTGGTTGCGCGTTATGGGTTTAATCAACTTGAGATAACGGCTATCGGTTGTACCCGTCAGTCGGAAGCGAATCGGAAAGGGCGATGGGGGATCCTCACCAACAACAAAGATCGCGTTGTTACTTTCAATGTAGGGGAGGATGGCAACATTCCGCAGCCTGGCTATGTAATCGCTGTAGCGGACCGAAATCTCTCCGGGCGCGACCTGGGCGGCCGTATCTCTGCGGTGAATGGTCGCGTGCTGACGCTGGACAGGGCGCCGGATGCTTCGGCAGACGACAGGATGATTGTCAATCTTCCATCGGGTGTTTCACAGTCACGCACCATTCAGTCGATTACGGGCAATAAAGTGACCGTTACGACCGCTTATAGCGAAACGCCTGTGTCTGAGGCCGTATGGGTCATTGAGTCTGATGAGCTCTACGCACAGCAGTATCGCGTTATTACGGTAACTGATAATAACGACGGCACGTTCACAATCGTCGGTGCAAATCACGATCCGGATAAATTCGATCGCATTGATACCGGAGCCATCATTGACCAGCGGCCGGTGAGCGTGATCCCGCCGGGCAACCAGTCGCCGCCTGCGAATATCGTCATCAGCTCGTTTTCTGTGGTGCAGCAAAATATCAGCGTCGAAACGATGCGCGTGAGCTGGGACCAGGCGCAGAACGCTATCGCCTATGAAGCTCAATGGCGCCGCAACGACGGGAACTGGGTTAACGTGCCGCGCAGTTCCACCACATCATTCGACGTCCCGGGGATTTATGCCGGGCGCTACCTGGTGCGCGTGCGCGCAATCAATGCCGCAGAAATCTCGTCCGGATGGGGCTATTCAGAAGAGAAAACGCTGACGGGGAAAGTGGGCAATCCACCGAAGCCGGTCGGCTTCATCGCTTCTGAAAACGTGGTATTCGGTATCGAGCTGAATTGGGGATTCCCGGCGAATACCGACGACACGCTGAAGACGGAAATTCAGTACAGCCTGACCGGTACCGAGGACGATGCGATGCTGCTGGCCGATGTGCCTTACCCGCAGCGCAAATATCAGCAGATGGGCCTTAAGGCTGGGCAGATTTTCTGGTACCGCGCGCAGCTGGTGGACCGCAGCGGCAACGAATCAGGTTACACAGAATGGGTGCGCGGTCAGGCCAGTATCGATGTGTCCGACATCACAGATGTGATTCTGGAGGAAATTAAAGACTCCGATACGTTCAAAGACCTGATCGAGAATGCAGTGGACAGCAATGAAAAAATTGCTGGCATGGCTAACGATATCAAACAGGCCAACGACGAACTGGAGCAGCAGGCGAAGGATATCGCCAAAAATGCCCAGGACGTCGGGAAGGTCCAGACCAGCGTTAATGAGCTTTCCAGCACGGTCGGGAATGTTTCGTCTTCACTCAGTCAGCTTGAGCAGACCGTTGCGACGGCTGATACCGCACTGGGCCAGCGAATCGACAACATCAGCGTGTCTATGGACGGCATGACGAGCGGGGTGAAGAACTCGGCCATTGCCATTATCCAGAACGGGCTGGCGCAGGTGGCCGCGCGCAAAACACTGTCGGCATCGGTCGCCGGTAACAGCGCGCAGCTGGATCGCATTGATGAGGTGATCGTCAACGAGAAGGAGGCAACGGCGCGTTCGCTGCTGAGTTTGCAGACTGACGTGAACGGCAACAAGGCATCCATCAACAGCCTGAACCAGACGTTCTCCGATTACCAGCAGGCCACGGCCACGCAGATAAACGGCATCACGGCGACCATCAACGGACATACCTCAGCCATTACCACTAACGCTCAGGCCATCGCGAACGTTAACGGGGATCTGAAGGCGATGTACAGCATCAAGGTCGGGTTATCCAGCAACGGTCAGTATTACGCGGCTGGGATGGGGATCGGCGTTGAGAATACGCCTTCTGGTATGCAGTCGCAGGTTATCTTCCTGGCTGACCGCTTCGCCGTAACGCACCAGGCCGGAGCTACGGTGACCCTTCCGTTCGTTATCCAGAATGGGCAGGTGTTCATCAGAGACGCGCTGATAGGTGATGGCACCATCAGCAACGCCAAGATCGGCAACTACATCCAGTCCAATAACTATGTCGCTGGCTCAGTCGGGTGGAGGCTGGATAAGGGCGGTACGTTTGAGAACTACGGTTCGACAGCTGGTGAGGGGGCAATGAAACAGACAAACCAGACAATCAGCGTGCGGGACTCCAGGAATGTTTTGAGGGTGCAGATCGGGAGAATCACGGGAACATGGTAACGGGAGGCCTCTTACGGGCCTCTTTTTTCAGGAGGACTGGATGGCGGAATATGGTGTCCAGACATGGGACGCCTCAGGCAAGGTAAACAACTATGGCGTTAAGCCTGTCAGCGTTTGTGGCTATCTTCAGCTGGCCCAGAACCAGAAAACAGGCTCTTACTCCGTAGCGCTTCCACCGGGTTGCAGGCTTACCTATTTTCAGAGCATGAACGGTGATCAGTTTGGTACGAGTCGGAGGAAGATCACCATTTCAGGGGGAACCGCAACAGTGTCAGCAGCAGGCGATACCGACTACTCAGCAGGGACTGAGCCTGCGGCAGCGGCTTATCTCATTTTCCAGATCGAGAGGGCATAAATGGCGGAGTATGGCGTTTTACTGACGACAACGGGCGGGGAAGTATGGGTGACCGCGAACAGCTCGCCAATCGCTCTACAGGCGCGAAAGACAGCGGCACTTCAGGGAACATCGGGGTTCAATACCAAAGTGACGCACACATTCCCCGCAGGTCAGCCTGTTGTCGCCTTCGTTCATTGCACGGTTGAGGTCGAAATAACTCAGACGATAAGCGGGAACACCATCACGATTGATTTTCTCAGACCGAATGCAACCGGCACAGCGTACGTTTATTTTTTCTCTATTTTCCCGCAGACAAAGCCAGACTACGGGCTGGCTGTATGGGATGCATCAGGGACGCTGATTTTAACAAACGAAACGCGCACGCTGAGCGATGTTGTCACCCTCGGTACCGCCGGGGTGGATGCCAGCTCAGGATACAACATCAATACAACTCTGGAGGGGAAGTGGGCCTGCATGCCTGCCATGCTGGGACTAATTACCGGGGTTGTATCGGCTGGCGGTCAGCCGCAGCCCTACTCGGCCATATACAAGAGCATGGCAAAACTTGAGGGAAGCAATACGCGGATATTTGCCAGGCCGCAGACAACCCCCGGCGGCAACCTTCAAAACGTCGCGTATTCAAATCTGAGGAACGTGATTATGGCCATCAACTGCGCCAACTACGATTCATCGTTTTCAGCGATCAATAAGATAAAACCGATCTATTAAATCAATTATATCCCATTGATTCATATTGTTATTGTGTAACCTCGTGAATGCCCTGGGATATAACCACTATGAAAAATATGATTCTTTGCCTGGCGGTGGCGGTATTGCTCTCCGGTTGCGCTGGCGTTATTGACAAGCAGCAACCTGTATGCAACGGAACAGCCCTGGTCGGCGGGCAGGAAAGCAGCGTCCAGATCTACGGAGTCCGTAAACAAAACAATCAGACACAGTACCGCGCCGGTTATCTCTTTAACTGGACCTGGGTGAGCGCCAACACGTTCACCAGCACCACCTGCCACTAACCCATTCAGTTTTGAACAAACCCCGCTCCGGCGGGGTTTTTTATTGCCTGGAGAAAATATGCTTTATAACACTGGCACCATCGCCATTAACGGAAACACTGCAACCGGCACCGGCACGAACTGGACGGCACCCGCCAGCCAGATTCGGGTTGGCCAGACGTTATTTGTTCTTTCTAACCCGGTACAGATGTTTCAGATCACGGCCATCAACAGTGCGACGTCACTGACGGTTACGCCTGCCGCGTCTCCGGCGTTGAGAGGCCAGAAGTACGGCATTCTTGTTACTGATAGTCTCTCGGTCGACGGCCTGGCGCAGAGCATGTCTCAGCTCATCAACGAGTATGACGAGAACATTGGCGCGTGGGAGACGTTCGCCACTACCTCAGCAAACCAGAACATCACCGTCACCATCAACGGCGCTCGTGTAACCATTCCGGCGATCGGTAAACTGGTCCAGAAAGGAAGCAATGGGGCGGTAGGAGTTTCTGACGGCGGTACCGGAGCAACGAATGCCGCTGACGCTCGCACAAACCTCGGTTTGGGAAGTAGCGCGACAAGGAACGCCTACAGCTCATCTGGCGATATGCTATCTGTTGGTGATTTTGGTATAGGTTCAATAAACCCAGTCACGATCAGCGATTTTACTAATGTGCAGCAGGGGTGCTGGTACAGGACACCTGCGTCGGGGACTAGTCTTCCTGCTAATGGGGCCAATTACGCCTGCTTACCCTACTTTTATGATGCGTCCAATAAAGTTGTAACCGGGTTTAGGCTGGGTGGTTCAATAAGATTTTTCGCTCGGGGACTGGTCGGCGGTACGTGGCAAGCCCCGATAGAGATGTACACTACCGCAAACACTACAAAAGCATCCGACGGTTCGCTTAAAGCCGCATCTCCTGTAATTAAGCTTTTATCGGATGGTACCTACCAGACCAATGACGAATCAGAAGGCTGCACTGTAAACCGTCTGGCCACAGGCGAATATCTGATTGAAGGATGTCAGGGGCTGAATTCAGACGCAGCATGGGGCGGCATCGATGGCGGTTTTGACATCCCTACCGATCGAAACAGGCAGCCGCTTATCTGGCTTGATTATGAAGTTTACGCCGATGGCTCTGTGCTGGTGAAAACCTATCACCGTACTCACCCTGATGCGCCAGCGTTCGCCAGGAACGAGCTGGAAGGCGTGGGTGATGGTGATCCTATCGACATTCCCGGTGACCAGTTTGTATCCGTTCGTGTAGAAATGCCTGCCGATTCTTTATACAACCAAAAAATCAGAGCAGCAGAGCTGGCCATGACTGCCGATGCGGGTGAATAAAGGTCGGTTTGGGAAATAGCGCTACACGAGACGTTGATAGTCAGTTTGCCCCGGTGTCATCGTACATAAACGGAGCCGCTGTTATGGCCCAGGTTCATCGCGATTACCGGACACTCGCTTCGTACGATCTGATTACTCAATACCCGCTGGGAATGTCTTTCGGCATTCAGCTGGGAGCGAATGCATGGGGAGGTGGAAGTGGTGCAGATGTCTATACCGGCATGTTAACGCTGCGGGGATGGCATGATGCAACAGGGGGCGGCTACACGTCATGGCAGTTAGCCTCTACGTCGCAGGGCCTCAAGTATCGTCAGGGAAACGGGACTGTTTCCGGGCTAACTAACGTTGGCTTTTCTACTACGCATACCCTTTATTCGACACAGAACACCTCGAAATCCAGCGACGGTACACTTAAGGCTGCATCCCCAGTTGCCCGTATTGTGAAAAGCCTGGAGGAATGTCAGCGCACTGATATCGACGAAGCAGGGTTTGTCTGGTGCGGCTGTGGTACGGCGAACGCTGAGGCGGAGGGAATAACCCTTTCCCGCCTCGATGTTGGGGTTTACGTGCTCACCGGTTCGGCAGGCCTGGCGTCAGAGGGATGGCAGTTACTGCCGCCAATGGACCCTGGCGGCATGGGAGAACTGGGTGTGGCTGAAGCTGAACAAACCGCTGACGGCGAGCTGACTATCCGCCTGTTTAAGCGAAAATACATGCTGAGCGATGAAGGGGAGATTATCAAAACGAAAGGGGAACCGATGGACGTGCCGGTGAACAGCTGGATCGATGTTCGGCTCGATATGCCCGCTGATTCAGTTTTCAGGCGTGGACAGTACAGTCTGCAAAGTGACGGAGAAAGTTAGGCAACTGTCGGACCGCGGAGGTCGGCCAGTTCTTTTTCAATGATTTTTAACCGTTCGGCCAGCTCTTTGATGGCCTCAACATACAGGGCGCTCATAGCACTGTAGTCCACGGTTTTAAGGTCGTTAATTTCCTCTCCTGCTGGTGTAGTGCCAGTCCCTCCAGAACTCACAGCAACGGGCAAAACCTTTTCCAGATCCTGGGCGATGATGCCTGCGCTGCGTACCGACTCCGATTCTGTGAGCTGAATGCCGAACGTATAACCCGTCAGGGAACAAATCTTCTCCAGTGCTTTACTGACGGGCACTTTATCGAATTTCACGCGCTCGTCTGAGGTCTGATTCATCGTGACGCAGGTAAACTTACCATCAGCCCCAAATGCAAAAGAGTATCCATTGGAGCCGCCGTTATCATTATTGTCAGGGCGGATCTGAATAATCCCTGTTTGGCTGGAATAGATTACTCCTCTGGACGCCCCACCTGTACCATAAAACCACACATGAGCATTTTGATTGTCAGCTGGGGCCAAAACAGCGATTTTAGTTTTGCATTCCATATCAGAAGTAGTCGAAATTTTTGCAGATGCGCTGATGCTATTCTGACAGGTAATAGGATTACGAAACTCAAAGCTATCACCGATGAAAACGTATTTCCCAGCGTAAAATGTGAAGTCTCCTTTCCCCATAGCACCATTAGAATTACCGCCGCACAGTATGCGCGCGTCATAGTCGTTAGTACCAAGCAAATGGAAATCCACAAAGCTTGCAGAAGAAGGTTTTTTGGCACCAATTTCGAGGCTTCCGAAGTTGGGGGTGGCGCTGTCTCCCAAACCGACGTTTATTCACCCGCATCGGCAGTCATGGCCAGCTCTGCTGCTCTGATTTTTTGGTTGTATAAAGAATCGGCAGGCATTTCTACACGAACGGATACAAACTGGTCACCGGGAATGTCGATAGGATCACCATCACCCACGCCTTCCAGCTCGTTCCTGGCGAACGCTGGCGCATCAGGGTGAGTACGGTGATAGGTTTTCACCAGCACAGAGCCATCGGCGTAAACTTCATAATCAAGCCAGATAAGCGGCTGCCTGTTTCGATCGGTAGGGATGTCAAAACCGCCATCGATGCCGCCCCATGCTGCGTCTGAATTCAGCCCCTGACATCCTTCAATCAGATATTCGCCTGTGGCCAGACGGTTTACAGTGCAGCCTTCTGATTCGTCATTGGTCTGGTAGGTACCATCCGATAAAAGCTTAATTACAGGAGATGCGGCTTTAAGCGAACCGTCGGATGCTTTTGTAGTGTTTGCGGTAGTGTACATCTCTATCGGGGCTTGCCACGTACCGCCGACCAGTCCCCGAGCGAAAAATCTTATTGAACCACCCAGCCTAAACCCGGTTACAACTTTATTGGACGCATCATAAAAGTAGGGTAAGCAGGCGTAATTGGCCCATTAGCAGGAAGACTAGTCCCCGACGCAGGTGTCCTGTACCAGCACCCCTGCTGCACATTAGTAAAATCGCTGATCGTGACTGGGTTTATTGAACCTATACCAAAATCACCAACAGATAGCATATCGCCAGATGAGCTGTAGGCGTTCCTTGTCGCGCTACTTCCCAAACCGACGTTTTATAGATTGCCCTGCGGCAGCCATGCCGATAACTTCACCTGATTTTTTTGCAGAAAATATTGGGAGAAAAATATGCAAATTGGCTACGTAAGGGTGTCAACAAATGACCAAAACACAGATCTTCAGCGACAAGCTCTCGAACGCGCAGGATGTGAACAGGTTTTTGAGGAAAAAATGAGCGGGACGGTAGCGAACCGGCCAGCGCTTAAAAAGCTTCTGCGAACGCTGAATGAGGGCGATACGCTGGTGGTGTGGAAGCTGGATCGCCTCGGGCGAAGCATGCGGAACCTGGTACTGCTGGTGGACGAACTCCGGCAGCGCGGCATCCACTTCAAAAGCCTTACGGACAGCATAGACACCTCCAGCCCAATGGGGCGTTTCATTTTCCACATTATGTCAGCCCTGGCCGAGATGGAGAGGGAGTTAATCGTGGAACGTACCAGGGCGGGATTAGCGGCAGCGCGTGAGAAGGGGCGCATAGGAGGCAGACGACCAAAGCTAACACCGGAGCAATGGGCGCAGGCTGGCAGGTTGATTTCAAACGGCGTGGACAGAAAGCAGGTGGCAATTATCTATGATGTGGCCGTATGTACTTTGTATAAGAAATTCCCAGCCCTCAAGGGAATCAGCGAAACGTAAATGATTATAGATCATCAGGATTATTAGATGTGCAGATCCCAACTTTAACCAGACAGAATATCATCAATGCCAGAACTATTACGACGATAGTAGAGATTATGAGCGTTATCATAAATGACCTTTATATGATTTTATTTTTTAGACTGTGTGAATCAAAAAATGTTCCAAACAGTTAAAAATATGTGACTTAAGTTAGGATGGTATTGAATGCCGTACTACATAGAATGTAATGAGTGCGGCGGCTGGCTATCCCGCATCAAACTAGCTTACTTAGGTTAGTATGATCGGCTGGACAAAATTCATAATGAGCAATTACCCGAGGGATGAAAACATACATACAAAATTGAGAGTCCTTAAATATCAGCGAATTCGCAAAAGTCTGGCCATATCCTTGAAGCTACCTCACCATTTATTTCATTTTTTACCTTTGAGTCTGGGCACAAATGTAAGGGTTTTTTCTTCTGGTGATATCATCAAAAAAATGACCATAGGCGTAGGCTCTAAATTTTTAATCCTACGAAGAATGCCATAAAGTCGCTGTTTTAACTTGGCTGCGCCGTCTTTTTCAGACTCCCAATCTAAAACCATTTGTTTTTCAATTCCGATGTAGGTGTTTTGAGGAAATCTCACTCCACTACCAGATTTTTCCAAATACTGACGACTACGTAAGAAATCTACAATCAAGGAGTTATCCATTTGATTGAAGGGCTTGCTTTCGAACATTAGCAACACCGTATAACTTATGATTTTCATAGAAATCTCATGGGTAGGTTCAGACCATGTGAACGGTATGTTAGTTAAAATAGCGACAATGTGTATTGTTTAACATTAAAGAAATGTATCTTCTGCTATATAAAAAAAGCCTACACCAGGTAGGCAATACTGATGATTTCTAATTATTTTTATAATGCTTCTTGTTCAATATCTTCCGCGATGTTGGTAAAAAACACCGAAGCTTATAGATACTTTCGTGCCGCATCAAAAATTTCCTGAGAGGTTAGCTCTCGATCTGATGCAACATAGACAACTTCATGGTCCCCTGTTAAAGAGGGGAAACCGGCTGACATTATCTGAAGATTGATCTCTTCTCCACCAGGGTACTGTTCGAGTATTGATGTTACGCCTTTAAGCACAGTGACAACCTTACTTGGTTTACCATTAAAGAAAATGATTACTTTTTTCATATATCACCATGTATTCAAACGATTTTTAGCGGTCGTGGCTGTTCGGTAAGTGTTGCTTTTTTCTATGTATTGTTTGTTTTTCGAAATTAAAACAAGCAATATTCTGCCTTAGCGTGTACTGTAGTAGCCCATTTGAACTGGAGAAGCCTGTGTCTGCACGTAAAAACAATCAATTCCGCCGAAATTATTTAGTCAAATGCCCTTGTCCAAACTGCTCAAAATATTCGGAGCATAGTTACAATCGTGTACAAAAGGGATCTCAATTAGTATGCCCTTACTGTAATGCTTTGTTCAAAGCCCCTGAACGTTACTAAAAAAACTCATACAATAAATAAGAAGTGATGCTTTTGGAGGCTGCCTAACCTCTTACGCACTTTAATATTTTATAAGCAGTTAGCTTCTGCTTTGAGACTATTCATGCAGCAGTCCTGCATTTCATCACATCGGTCAGCAAACTTGACGGTTCTGAAAATATGCTGGCCTGTTGTAATGATATTCGCAAACGATAAATGACTCTTCTTGTTTTTTAATTCGTATAAGCTTAAACGGACCTTGAGGGGGTTATTTATCGCAGAGCGTAACATTTGCAGCTGTCGGACCTTTAGTACCGGCAATGATAACAAATTTCACTTTTTGTCCTTCAAAAAGAGTTTTGAATGTCTCTCCCTGTAGTGAAGAAGAGTGAACAAGAATATCTTTACTTCCATCGAGTGGGGAGATAAAACCAAAACCTTTATCTTCGTTAAACCACTTAACAAGACCTATCATTTTTGAAGACATAAAAACTCCCCTTGAACACTTAAGAAGTTACAACTTCATGAAAAGAAACGCATAATGGCATACGTATGGACTCAAGATGAGGAGTATCAGAGATAGCACCTGGTTATGAGGATTACTTAGAAAAAGTCAGATTCACATTGCATCGAACTAACCAGATCATTAAGGCACGTGTTAAACTATTTAGCAAATTTTATTTTAGCCATCTGGGAGGCTATGAAAATTAGATTAGCTAATCCAAATTTTTCCTGTATAGTCAAATTGGATTTCACGAAAGGAAATTATTTGACTCGTAAAATGACAGGCGTTGTCAAAAGTTTTGACTGCAAGAGTGGGAAGGGGTTCTTTATACCATCGGATGGGCGTAAAGATGTTTTCTTACACATCTCTGCATTAAACAATAGCGAAAGCCAAACGTTAAGTCCTAGTGTTCGTGTTGAGTTCTATCGTATAAATGGACTCAGTGGTCCAATGGCGGCAAACATATTTCTTTCTTAAAAATATGCTATTGTGAGACTAGCTAAAAAGTGCAGGT